ACTATTTGGAGTGGACAAAACGGAACGGCTGGAGAATTTGACGGATTCTATTACAAAGCTACCGCTGGTGGTTCTGGTTGTGTTGCAGTTACTGGTACTGGTATCACGGCTACGAACGTGATAACGGAATTAGGCAAGGTGGTTGACGCTATACCGCAAAGCGTGTACGGAAAAGAAGATTTACATATCTACGTAGCACCAAATGTAGCAAGAGCATACATTCGTGCATTAGGTGGGTTTGTTGCAACTATCGGTGCAAATGGTGTTGATAATAAAGGAACAAGCTGGTACACTAACGGAGCACTTTCTTTTGACGGAATTCCAGTTGTAGTAGCACAAGGCTTACCAGCATCATCAATGATGGCTGCTCAAAAATCTAACTTATTTTTCGGCACTGGTTTGCTTTCAGACCATAACGAGGTTAGAGTTTTAGACATGGCAGAACTTGACGGCTCACAAAATGTTCGCGTTATCATGAGATTTACTGGTAGCGTTGAAATGGGTATTAACTCAGACGTAGTAATCTACGCATAAGACTAATTAATTGAGGGGTGTCAAAACCCCTCTTATTTTTAAATTTTTAAAACCACAAAACATGAGTTGTGATATAATTGGCGGAAGAACGGAGCAATGCAAGGATGCAGTTTCTGGACTTCATGCAATATACTTAATAAACTATGGCGATTTAGACATGGATGCACTTGCTCAATATGGAACTGTTGATAATACAGACCAAATTGTAGCTATTCAATCTGACGGCATTACATTTTCAGCATTTAAGTTTGAATTAAAGGGCAATAATTCTTTTGAGCAAACGATAAATTCCTCGAGAGAAAATGGCACTACATTTTTCGAACAAACATTAACTGTTCAATTAAAAAGACAAGACGTTAAATCTACTAAAAACGTAAAACTAATTTCTTACGGAAGACCAAGAATTATTGTACACGCAAGAGGAGACCAATTCTTTTTAATGGGATTAGACCAGGGTTGTGATGTATCTGCTGGAAACATATCTAGCGGTAGCGCACTTGGAGACTTTAACGGCTACTCGCTCACATTTACTGCAATGGAAGAGTTACCAGCGAACTTTATTAACTGTACTAATGAAACTGAATTGAAACTTTTATTACAAAATGGTGCTGGTGGCACTGGAGTTTGTAATATAGTTACTTCATAGGAGTTTTCTTTATCAAATTTTATAATTTGTATTACTCAAAGAAGGTCGTATTTATACGGCCTTTTTTTCTGTGATCTAAAATTTATTTTAGTCTTATATTTCTAACAAATTTGAATTTTAGCGTTATATAAGTATGATAATATTAAAAGTAGATACAAACCCACAATCATTTAAATTTATTCCTAGAAGTAAAACTTATGACGGATTATTTATAAAAGATGAGAGTACAAATGTAGAAACACAAATTACAATTAGCAGTAGTTCCTCTAATGATTATTATGAATCAATTACTGCGACGTTTCACATAGCATCTCCTGTGTTTAATTTAGTTGAGGATAGGTTTTATCGTCTATTGGTTAAAAATGGCACAGACATAGTTTATAGAGATAGAATTTTTGTAACTAATCAAGTTATTGCTAACTTTAATGTTAATGAAAATGTATATCAATCGAATGCATCAACAAATGAATTTATAATTTATGAATAATAACTCACACATATTAAATTTAAGTGCTTATGAAGTACCACAAATTGTAGAAGATAAAAGACGAGATTGGGTTTTATATGGAAAAAACAACGATTATTTTGAATTCCTTATAAATAACTATAAAAATTCAACTACGAATAACGCAATAATAAATAACATTTGTAGGTTGGTTTATGGAAAAGGATTAAGTGCCTTAGATGCGAGTAAAAAGCCAAATGAGTATGCTCAAAGCATTAGTTTATTTTCTCCAGAAGATTTAAAAAAAGTAATATTAGATTTTAAGATGCTCGGACAAGGTGCATTTCAAATACATTACTCAAAAGATAGAAAAAAGATTATTAAAGCTTTGCATATACCAGTTCAATTATTAGGTGCTGAAAAGTGTAATGAAAACGGAGAAATTGAAGGATATTATTATTCGGATAATTGGGAAAATGTAAAAAAATTTCCACCAAAAAGAATTCCAGCATTTGGGTATAGTAGTGAAAAAATAGAAATATTATATTTCAACAATTATACACCTGGAATGAAATATTACTCATGTGTTGATTATGTCGGTGGCTTATCATATTGTACACTTGAAGAAGAAATAAGCGAGTACTTAATTAATGATGTACAGAACTCATTTAGTTCTACAAAGGTGGTTAACTTTAATAATGGAATTCCAACAGAGGAACAACAAGAAATCGTTAGTTCAAAAGTGATGAATAAATTAACTGGCTCAAATGGGCAGAAAGTCATTGTTTCTTTTAATAGTGATGAAACAAGCAAGACAACTGTTGATGACATTCAATTAAATAATGCTCCAGAACATTACCAATACTTAGCTGACGAGTGTATGCGTAAAATTATGGTTGCTCATAATGTTACCTCGCCACTATTATTTGGCATAGCAAGTAAAAATGGTTTTTCAAGTAACGCAGACGAGTTGAAAGATTCATCAATACTTTTTGACAATATGGTTGTAAAACCAATTCAAAATGTTTTAATAGATGCTTTAGATAAAATTTTAGCATTCAATGATGTATCATTAAAATTATATTTCAAAACATTACAACCCTTAGATTTTAAAGATTTAGAAGGTGTCGAAGATGAAGAAGTGATTGAAGAAGAAACAGGAATTGAAACAGAATTAAATTCATTAGTCTTAAATGATGAAACTAAAAAAAGTTTAATAGATAATTTAGACGGAGAAATCATAGACGAGCAAGAATGGGAATTAGTAGACAAGAGAGTTTTCAATGAAGAAAACGAAAGCATTGATGATTGGGCGAATAGAGTTATAAGAAGAAAAAAAAGTAATTTAACTAAGTTAAAAGATTACATTACAAGTTACCCAAATAGAAAATCTTTCTTAGATAAGGATATTTATAAAGTTAGATATTCATATGAGGAAATAAAGAAAGGATCTAAAACTGGAAAAAGCAGAGATTTTTGTCAGCATATGATGAAAAGGACAGATAAAGGTGTACGTTATAGAAAAGAAGATATAGACATGGCATCTTTTCAAGGTGTTAACAATAAGTTCGGACATAAAGGTCAAAATTATAGTTTATTCAAATACAAAGGTGGGCCAAATTGCTATCATTTTTGGGCAGAAAATCTTTACAGATTAAAGAAGAAAACTGACGGAAGTTTTTATAAAGATAAAAGCTTAGCAAGTTCTGAAATTGTAGGCGAGTTACCTTATATAGTAAACCCAAATGGCTGGAAAGAGGCACAAATTGCACCAATAGATATACCAAAAACCAGTACCAACCCTGGTCGAGGTTACCACCCAAATAATAAAAGATTTCAATAATGGCAGAGGCATTAATTATTTCCAGGAAAGACATAGTACGATTCACTTCAATGAATGGAAACGTAGATACGTCAAAATTTATTCAACACATTAAGATTGCACAAGACACTCATATACAGAATTATATTGGCACAGATTTATTAGAGAAGATACAAGCGGATATTATTGCTGGTACTTTAGCTGGTAATTATTTGACCTTAGTAACAAAATATCTAAAACCTATGCTAATACATTTTGCTATGGTCGAATTTTTGCATTATGCAAGTTTTACAATTAGTAATAAGGGAGTATATAAACATAGTGCTGAGAATAGTGTTACGGCAAGTAGTGAAGAAATAAATAATTTGGTTGCAAGTGAGCAGAGAATTGCTGAACATTACACTCAAAGATTTGTAGATTACATTTGCAGTAACTCAAATTTATTTCCAGAATATAACTCCAATAGTAGTGAAGATATGTACCCAAGTACAGACGTAAATAATACAAATTGGTATATATAAAAAATGAAGAAAAGAACAGTTTATAAGATAAAGAATCAAAACTTAATTAAATTAAAAAAGTTTTGTGATAAAAAACCAGAGTATAAAAACATATTACAATTATGGCAGAAGTTAAAATAAGCGAATTAACAAATAAAGGTACTTTTTTAGAAGATACTGATTTATTTATAATTAGTAAATCTGACGGCTCTGGCGGTTATGATTCTAAATATTTAACTGGTACAGAATTAAGACAAATTGAACTTAATAAAGAAGGTGCTAGTTACACTTTGGTTTTAGCTGATGCTAATAGATTAGTAGAAATGGAAAACGGAAGTGCTAACAATTTGACTATACCACCAAATAGTAGCGTTGCTTTTCCAGTTGGTACTCAAATATTGATTAGTCAATTAGGTGCTGGGCAAACAACAGTAGTTGCTGGTAGTGGTGTGACATTACGTTCAAGTGGTGGTAAAACAAAACTTTCGGCTCAATATGCAATGGGTAGTTTAATAAAGCGTGGTACTGATGAGTGGTATTTGGCAGGAGATATAACGACATAAATTATGCACTTAGCAACACACGGAATTATAGCAAGGCCAACGGCAACAGCAAGTTTTTCAAATACGAAATCACTTGACTTTGACGGAGTTGATGACTATGTGGACTGTGGAACAACTTTAGGTGCGCATTTAGGCTCTTCTTATGCAGGAGACCAAACTGTTAGTTTATGGTATAAAAGAACATCTTCAAGAATAGAAAGTCCGTTTAATTTTGGAAATACAAATTTTGCTTATGGTAGAGGTTTGGGATTGTTATTTATAAATAATATTTTACGAGTAAGCATTAATGATAATTGGAGAGCATCATTTACTACAACTTTTGATACTAATTGGCATCACGTTTTGTATTCTGCTAAGAATAATGGAGACAATACCTTTAATTTAAAAATGTATTTAGACGGAACAGAGGTCATAAATACTAATGTAAATATTGGACAAAATTCACTTGCTTTATCTCCAAATATAATTGTTACTATAGGGAGAGCAGGTGGGTATGAATTTAAAGGTAATATTGACGAGGTTGCATTTTGGAATAGCGACCAAAGTTCTAATATTTCTGCTATTTACAATAGTGGCAGTCCTAACGACTTAACAAGCCTTAGTCCTTTGGCTTGGTGGCGAAATGGTGACGGAGATACATACCCAACTATTACAGACAATGGAAGTTTAGGCAATAACGGAACAATGACAAATATGGTTAGTGGCGATATAGTAACAGATGTACCATAAATATAAACGAATTAAAAAATAAAAATTATGTCAGATTGGGGACAAGGAGTAGTAAATAACACAATAGAATGGGGCAGAGGTTCAACCAACAATACGATTGATTGGGGTAAAATTTATGCTGATTCTCCAAGTGGAGATACGGCATTAAAAACAAGTGGAGCAGTTTTTGAAAATGTTTATTCTACAGAATATGACGGCGTAGATGACTATGTTGAAACAAATTCAACTTACACAGAATTAGACGGAGAAAGTAAAATCACAGTAAGTGCTTGGGTTAAAATAGATTCAACGTCTGATACTTTGAGTTATTTATGTAGTACTTCGGGTGGCAGTAATTTTCAGTTAGGTATAAGACTACAAACAAGTACAAATACTACTTGTTGGGTTTATGTTGATAGTGCTACTAACGCTAATAGAGCATCTGCAAGTCTTGGAGCAATTAGAAACGACGGACAATGGCATCATTTATTAGTATGTATAGATTTAAGTTTACCAACATTTAGCGAGTGCCAAATCTATTTCGATAGCGTTGCTTTGACAACAAATGGACGTTATCTAGCCACTACTTTACCAAATTCAACAAGTGAATTACATATAGGCACAAGAGCATCATCATTAAGTAGTGTATTCGGTGGTAAAATTGATGAGTTCGCAATATGGAGTGGACAAGATTTTAGAACTCAATCTGATGTAGATACTATCTATAATAGTGGTGTGCCAAATGACCTAAATAGTAACGGATTGACAGCTCCTACAACTTGGTACAGATTTGAAGAGGGTAGCGGAACAACTGCAACAGATAGCGGTAGTGGAGGTAATAACGGAACTTTAATAAACGGAACTGCATTTAGTACAGACGTACCAACTTAAAAATAAAAAAATGAAAAAAAATAATTTAACATACGCTATTATAAGCATTGATGATTTACCAAAAGTAGATTTTTCACAAGTAGGAGAAACATCAAAAGACACAATTCGCAGAAGTTTAGATTTAACAAAGTTTGTTTTAAAATGGAATGTTGAACCTACATTTATAAAAGACGAAAGCATTGTACCAATAGAATGCTTAAACCACGAAGAAACGCTTTTATTAATGGCAACAAATGAATGGAGTGATCCAATAGAAGAAAATGAATAACACGCACATATACATATTTGGTATTATAGTATTTTGTAGTTCTATTTTAACTGGAACAAGCTTAATATTAAATTCACCTTATTATAAAATGTTTGGTGGTGTTTTATTAATTAGTTATACGGTTTTACAAATGTTAGTAGGAATAGAAAGAAATGATGAAGGAGAAAATATTTAACGTAGGATTAAAACAATTTTTTAGTACACCGTATAGTGTTATATTAATTGCAGTAGTTTTTGCTTTTGTTTGGTTAGGTAAATATTTGCTAACTTCAAAAGAAAACGAAATTATGCAACATAAAGAAATGTTAAAAGAATGTGACGAAGAACGAAAACACGATAAGTTACTTATGCAAGAAATGGTTTTTGAAAAGAAACGAAATAAGGAACTTAAAGAATAATTAAAATGGAAAACAAGACTATTATAATATTAGCTATAATAAGTGCAATTGGTTCTTTTTTTGAACCTAACTTTACACTTGAAAAGAAAAAGACGAATAAAGACACTACAACGTGCAAAAGTGAACTTTATATAGATAGTATGCGAAATGTAAACGATAGTCTATTACACAAGCTTAAAATAGAAAACAAAGAACTATTAGAAGACAATAAAAGGTTAAAAAGGAATCGTAAATATTATAAAACTAAAAATGGTAAGAAAGTATACAGATAAGGAACTATTAGATAAAGTACAAGAATTAGAAAGTTTTACAGAATTTCCAAAAGGTTATTGGATATTAGCAGTCAGAAGTAAAGCAGACAAACCAAACAAATTTGATGACAAATTTTACATTTACAAAGATACTGACTTTGTAAGGGTTTTAACTGGTACTACTAATCCAGGTTTAAGCATTTTAAAGGGTGGTTGGAAAAAATACAACAAAAAAGGTGCAGCAGTAGTTAAGTCAAATGAGTGGTATTATAACATATATAAATATGGACTTCATAGACGTAAAATGCCAGCACTAAGACAAAGACGTGAAAAACCTATTTTATATTATCGTGACGGTGATAATGATAGTAAAAGCGAAGAACTTGGTAAAGTGCAAAGTGGTGTAATTTATACTAATTTTCACGGTGCTACTTATGTAAAAGAAAGCTTACTTGTAAGAGATAAAATAAACGGTTGGTCTGCTGGTTGTTTAGTAGCAAATAACACACAAGACTATTACAATACTATGAACACATTTAAGCAAAGTGGTCAAAAGTATTTTACTATGTGCTTAATAAAAGAATTTTAAAAATAAATAATATGTTTAATATGAAAAATGCAATAAAACCAATAGAGGTTAATGTAGACACAAAGAACTTTGACGTTCAATTTGTACGTGATAAAAAGAAAGGAAAAACTTATATAGAAATAGATACTGATTCAGTAGATATAGTTTACCAAAAAAATGGTGATGTAAAAATATTTAAGCTTGATACTGAAAGTGATATCTTAGACGTTGAAATAAGAACAGATAAAGACGGAACAACAGTAGACGTTAAGTCAAAAGTTAATTGGATAGGTAAAGTTGTTAGTTGGTTCTTAACAAGAAAAGCAAAACGTGCAGCAAAGAAAGCTAAAAAATGAAAGTTACACGTATAAGTAAAAACATAGCTAAATTTGAAACTGATAAAAAGGACACGAAATTAGCTATTCTAAGCGACTTGCATTGGGACAACCCACATTGCAACCGTGAACTTCTTAAAGCACACTTAGACTATTGTTTAAAAGAAGATATACCAGTATTTATTAACGGTGATATGTTTTGCTTAATGCAAGGTAAAGGAGATAGACGTGGCAACAAGTCAGACGTAAGACCAGAACACGCTTTTAATAATTACTTTGATAGTATAGTAAAAACGGCAGTAGAATGGTTTACACCTTACGCACATATTATTAAGTTAATTGGTTATGGTAACCACGAAACAAGTATTATTAAGCACCAAGAAACAGACATAATTGCAAGGTTTGTTGACTTACTAAACTACAAATGCAATTCTAAAGTTTTAACAGGTGGCTATGGTGGTTGGATATGGTTTCAATATCAAAAAAATAATATGGTTAAAAGCCTGAAGATCAAATATTTTCACGGTTCTGGTGGTGGTGGTGCAGTAACTAAAGGTGCTATTAATCTTACACGTGCTTTAGCTATGTATGAAGCAGACATTTTTACAATGGGACATATACACGAAAATTCTGCACGTACTGATGCAAAAGAAGTGATGTATATTAAAAAGGGTGTTTGTGAAGTTAGACATAAATATATTCACAATATGATAACTGGAACTTACAAAGATGAGTACGGTATTGGATTTGGTGATTTTCATATAGAAAAAGGAAGACCAATTAAGGTTCTTGGTGGTCGAATATTGACACTTGACTTTGGAAGAAACAGAATTAACAATATACGTACTTTAAAATGTGCTATTGATAGTAGACAATTTCCGATAATTTAATTATATTTGATATTATCTTCATAATTTATATTTATTAATAATTAAGGTGTTAGAAATAGCACCTTTTTTTATTATCTAAACACACACTTATAAACTTTTTTTTAATAAATTGTAAATAATTGTAACTTTTTATTAGTTTTGTATGTATATATTAAAAACACGAAAAATTATGTATAAATTTTATTTTAAAAAGGAACTACTTGAAACAGTAGAATGCAAAGAACAAGCAAACGAATTGCTTGGTGAACTTAACATTATGTACAAAGGTGGTGTAATAATGAAATACACAGAACCAGTAGAAGTAAACACTTGTAGGAATTGTACTGAAGAAATAGACCTTGATTTAAA